CGCCGCCTTCATCGCTACCAATACGGCCCAAACTAATACGGCCAAGTGAGGCAATATCTTTGCCCGGCTTGATTAGATTGATGCCCTTAATAACTACGTTAATTAGGTCAATAAAAGCGTTAGCGAGAAACTCAAAATTGTAGGCCATACTGTTTACAACAGAATAAACGACGTTGCGTAAACCCTCAAACTTTTTGTAGGCCGTTCCTATTGCAATAACTAAACCAATTACGGCAGCGGTGATAAGCACAGCAGGGTTGAGCGCCATAGCCACGTTTAGCGCTACAACGCTTGCTGTTAAAACACCAATAGCGGCAGCTGCAGCAAGAACTAAATTAGGGTTGTCTTGTGCCCACGTTGCAAACTTCTGCAGTACCGGCAAAGCCTTTTCAAGAATTGGCAAGAGTGCAGCGCCCACACCTTCTTTAGCCTCACCCAAAGCAACACCTAAACGCTTCATAGAGCCAGCAGCAGTGTTAGCAGAATCAGTAGCAGCACCACCAAAGGTCACAGCCATTTCAGCCATAACTTCTTCCATCGACGCGCCATCTTTAATCATCTGGCGTAATTCTGGTGACAGTTTTGCTAGGGCAGTCATGTTGCCGCCATATGCCTTTTCCATAGCCTTAGTAACAGTCTCAAGGCTGATGCCTTTAGCCGCTGCAACATCCATGGCAAGCGTGGCGGCCTTCTGTGCCTCGCTGACATCCATAGTGGCTCTGACCAAACCAGCCATGGCCGGTCTCAAATCGTCATCGGTTATGCCTTTTTGTTTACCAGCCGCGGTAATAAAAGCCTCGACGCCTTTTACTTGTGCATCAGTAGCGCCAGTTGTTTTTTGTAGTTGGCGCTCAAGCATCTTTTGTGCTTGCTCATCTTCCATAGCGCCTTTTACAGCATCACCAAGGCCAGCAACAAGACCACCAAGTGCAACTGCTGCATACTTGTTGGCTTTGCCTAGCGCGTATTTTGCTTTGGCTTGCGCGCCTTCCAAATCCTTAAAGCCCTTTTCAGCCTGTTTTAATCCTTTGCTATTAAATTGCGTAACGATTGGTAGGTAAATAGCCATTATGCGGTAGCAGTCCTTGCTTGTAGTGCTCGATTAGCGTCAGCAATTACTTCATCTATTGCCTTCATAATGTCAGCAGTGCCTTGCTCTTGTACAAACTTGCGTGAGCGCCACAAACCACGCTGTGGTTTGCCAAACGTGCTTGCAAGCAAATTAGCAAATTGGCTGCTGTTTTTAGTGCCTGCCTGGCTAAACATTGCGCCTGCAGCATCCTTCTGCACCAGGGTAACTAAGGGTGTGTAGCCACTACGCGCACGACCGCCCACCATGATCTGTACGCCTTTGTCCACCTTTGTTTTGTCATACGCCAGACGGCCTTTGCCTTTTTTGCTAGGTGCCATACCGTGGATAACAGATATGCCAATATCGGCAGGAAACTGTTTGCGGCCTTCCTCAAGCATTGCCGGACTGCTGGCCTTAATTTTGGCGGCAGCCTTAAAGCGCGCTGACTTATCTAACTTGCTTAGTTCTGACAGTGCTTGTTTTAGGCCTGTAATTTCTACGCCAGTTTCTAGGCTCATGGCTTGCGGCTTTCGTTTAACAGCTTAATCGTGGTGTTCAGATCAGCAATATCAAACTCTATCCCAGGTGGCCACCAGCCTGTGGCTACTAACAAACTGGCTAGGGAATTGCGGTAGGTTCCGCTTGGGTAGGGTTTGCCGGATCATTATCCACCACTTCTAAAGTCACTAGGCGCTTAATAAAGTCATCGAGCACTACAGGCACTGTCAGGCCAGCAAGTTTGGATGACTCATACGCCATAAAAGCCAAGTCCTCAATGCTTATGCCTTGCTCGCCAATAGTGCTTGACTTGCGCTTATATTTGCGTTCCCATTGCACAATGACGTACAGCGAGGTGGTGACTTCATACGCGCCTTCACCAGCATCTACCTTAAGGGTTAGTTTCATGTCGGGTTCCTTTAATTAGTTAGGGTGTGATGTCTCGAGCGTAGGTGCCGCCAATGAATGACGCGGTAATCATTGACAGTTCGCCTACAGCGCCAGTGATAGGGGTGTAATCCACCAGCTGCATGTTAATAATTGTGAACTCAGGGTTAGACGCTGACTCTGTAATTCCTGATGGTGAGATAGTCAATTCAGTAGTGCCAGTGCCAAGGTTGGCAAACAATGTGGCTTCTACTTCGCCAGTTCCATAGCTAAGAAACATTTCTAGTTCCACAGCTACCGTTTGCAGGCCTGGCACAAATCGGTGGCCGGTATCGCCAAAGGCTGTGGATTCTAGTGAGTCCACGCCAAGTGTGACTGTTGCGCTGCGGCACTGGTCAGTCAAATCAACTTTGACACCACCAGTAGTTGGGGCGAGGTTTACTGTTGGGTTTGTGAGATAAGTTGATGTCGCCATAATTCCTCTAGGTTTGTGGGTTTAGGCTCATCGGGTGCCGTATCTGTTTATAGTTCTAGCAGATAATACTACTGCAGTGGCGTATCTCATGCGGTTTGTGCCTGCATAGCCATTTGCAGATCATAAGCAGGATAGGTAGCGCCACCTATTTCTAACGATGATGGCTGGCCTGCCATAATCACAACGCTTGAGCCTAGGACTGTAGCCACAATGCTCAGTATGTTTTCAAGCACACCTTGCGCGGCTGTGCCTGTGCCGATGACCTTTACTGGGATAGTTACGCGCACAATGTTGCCGCCACCGGCAATAGTCTCAAAACTAGGCGCATCGAGAAAGACACAGTTAGGGACAATCTTTGTGGGGTCACTTACTACGCGCAAGCCAGATACTGCTGTCAGTGTGGCTTTGAGGTCTTGCATAGCCTCATTCAGCAGGCCTGTGGCAGGCATTAGGCAACCTGTGGGCGGTCTATGCCCAAGAGCTGTTTGATAACTGGTGTCATGGCGCTGACAGGTGCTGTGCCCATGCCATCAAATGTGGCGAAAGTGTCTTGTACAGAGCCACGGCCACGCCACAAGGCCGCCGCATACATAAGCGTGCCTAGCGTGGCATCGCCACCTGGGGAAGTTGTCAAACTGTCAAAGTAGCCAGCTTCTTGCCTACGCCTGTAGCAAAAAGCATTGCCAGCAGATGCAGCCTGTGTAAGCAATGTGTAATCGTCTGACGGATTAGTAATTGTGCCAGCACCCAAATATGTTTCTAGTTGTGCAGCTGTAATCCATGTGCAGGTTTGTGTGTAGGTAATTGTGCCAGTAGCAGTTGCTACTCGATTAACGTCTGTGCCGGTACAAGCAAACAGCACTTGGTTAGGAATACTGACATTGCTATTAAAGAGCAGATCACCATCTGTGTCTATGCCAATGTACTCATACTTAGGCATTGCATAGACAACGAACGTGCCGTTAAAGGGTGCAGCAACACTGGCAACAGTAATGCTTTGCCCAACTTCTATTTCAGTGTCGGTCAGTGTTTGTAGCACTGCATAGTTGTCTAGCAGTTGCTTAAATGTGACTGTGTATGTAGCCATGGGCGGTAGCCGCCTTTCAGGCTAGGCAGTGGTGATTGACTGGATGCAAACTGGGATGTTAGCGAACGTGGCCATGTAGCCATAGAAAGTTACGTCACGCCCAAGCAGTTCAGCATTTTCTACAGTCATAATTCCGCGGATTTCCTCATAAAAACTAAACGCTGTTGTAGCTGAGTTTCTTGGGGTGTGCGCCACAATCATTGTGCCAGATGCAAAGTTATTGCTGACTACTACTTCAAGCCCAAGTGGGTTAATGCTGTTGTAGCTAAGGCCACCAGTTTGTGAGCCGAGTCCGTTAGTGCTGATGTTGTTGTTAGCGCCAACATAACCAAATACTGGCCTCAAGTCTGCGTCAAGCTGTCGGCCCAACTTTTCCCACACGTTAGGTGCACAGTAAATGTGTGTTGGGAAGTAGTTGGTGTCCTCGGCCATTTCGCGTGCTGCATCATAAAGTGCATTGATTAACGATGTTGGGTCGTCTTGGTCAAATGTCCATGTGCTACCTGATGCGGTTGCTGCAGTTACAAGAGCATCAGCGCATACATCGTCGGTGCGGATCATGTACTCGCCGGTGAGGTCGTTGATGATTGTCTCGAGGGCGGGGATGGCCGTGAAGTCAATGTCCTGTTGGGAGATGAAAACGCCACCAGCTTGTGTGCTTTTTGTGACTGTGTTTGCGCTCAAAGTCATTTTTTGTGACGTTACTGCCGAGCCTTCAGTTTGTGTGCTGACGCTGGTGTGCTGTGAAATCTTTGTCTTAGTAAAAGTCTTAGATGGTGTTGCCGGCATCGCCGTTACCCCAAGCGCTGTAACCACAGGCCTCATGAACGACAGATCCTGGATGACAGGACCGAGCAGTCTTTGCTCCAAGAGCCCAGCCGTGTCGCTCGTCAAATCTTGTGCAAGTGCAAACTCTAACGCTGTTGAGTTTTGCTTAAGGTTGTCCTTGAACGCTTGGTTTACTGCGCGGAAAGTGTCGCCACCATGGTGCAGTGCTGCCATGTATTCGGCTGCTGATGGC